ATAATCAGAACTATTAACGACCGTTATTTTTTTGAACGTTGCAGAATCGCAAATACGCAAAACATAATTTCCATTTCCTTCCATAACAATGCAATCTATAGGTTGTCCCGATTGAGGATATCTATCTACATTATTATCTGATCCATAACCATAGATGTGAACATAAAAATTCCAATCATTATTAGCATAAACTTTAATTGTAGTCATTACCCTATGCCCGAATTCCCCTCTGCACCACAAATCAGATGTGTAAAATCTCCATGAGCGACCTTCCACAGAATTATACCCTTGTTGATATAAATCCCCAGAAATCCAAGTCTTTGAAAAATCAATATTAAACGAAGAGGAAACATTATCTCCAGAGCCTTCTGTATTAAAAGAAATCTTGCCTTGTATCTTGCCTGCATTATCAATAGCTTGTAATTCTTTGAAAGTGCCCGTTGCCCCTTTTAATTTTGTCACTTCAAGAGTATCAACGTTAATAAACTCCGTCTTTATCTTCCCGGCTTCTATGAAAGTCTTTCCGCCTACGGTCATTCCCCCACTTTCAGGAAGAGAGATTTTTCCGTCAGCAGTTAACTCAACACCTGTCTGATTATGCTTAATAGAGCCTTTAGTCATTAACCAACCCTCTGTCTTCTCCAGATTACCCACAAATATCCCCGAAGTACCGAGGACATCAATAGTTGCGTTCTGCGCCAAAAGGACGTTGGTAGCAACGTTCACAAATTCACTGAATTCTTCCCACTTCGTTGAATCGAAAGAAGAAGTAGATGTATGAGTAATCTTACAGAGTTTGTTCTGTCCGTTATAGATTACAGTATCTATAAATGCATCATTATGATAATACTCAGTATTTTTATCCCATTTACCTCGTGGACGAATCATAGCACCGGGTAATCCTGTTTGTCCTTGGCTTCCAGTAATACAAACCGGATCGCTTTCCCATGTAGAATTGTCCGTATAAGTGACCTTGGTCTTAGACCATAAGTATTTGCCGTTTTGCCACGTGGGAGAAGTGCTAGACCAAGAACCACCAACTAAGGAACTGGAAGAAGTCGAAAGGTAGTATAAGATACCAAATGATTTCACTCCTTTGCCGTCGTTCCCGCTAGGTCCCTTTCCGCCTGTCACACATACGGGGTTAGTTTCCGTATAAGAATTGTCTGTATAAGTTATAACAGAACGTGTCCAGATATATTTACCGTCCTTCCATGCCGGAACAGTAGTAGACCATGAACCACCCGTAGTGGTACTATATGATGTAGACAAATAGTATTGCTCGGAAACACTCTTAACGCCAATTCCCGTAGCCCCCTTACCCCCCGTAACACATATCGGATCGGTTGTCGTTGATGCGCTATCTGTATATGTTATTACTGACCTAGTCCAGATATATTTCCCATTTTCCCATGTCGGAGGTGTTGTACTCCAAGAGCCACCAACCAAGGAATTAGAAGAAGTAGATAGATAATACTCTTCGACAATGCTTGATACTCCCCTACCATTATCTCCAGTACTACCTTTACCTCCGGTGATACAAGCCGGATTGGTTTCAATAGACGAACCGTCTGTATAGACCACTTTGGTTTTACTCCAAATGTATTTCCCATCTACCCAAGTTGGTGAGTTCGTAGACCATGAACCACCGGAAAGGGAGGTTGAAGAACTGGAAAGATAATAAAGAACATCAACGCTCTGTACACCTTTACCGTCCTTTCCTGCTTCGCCCTTGATTTTAGACCAAGTATAATCGGCAAACACATTGCTATCTGCCTGTACAAAATCTACATATACACCCATGTATACACCGGGAGTCTCACCATTATTAGCGGTGAAGGTTTTCCCGTCATCAGAGTATTTGATGTGAAGGTAGCTGGTTTGCCCGTTCTCTCCATCTATACCAGGTATACCCTGCTCGCCTCTTTCTCCTTGTGCACCCTTAAATCTGGACCATGTATATGATTCATATGAAGTTGGGGCCGTAGGGCTTGTAGTAACAGCCGTACCGATATAAGTATTGGGAGTATCTGTCATCGGATTACCGTTAGAGTTTGCCGAGTACTTGACATGAAAATATGAAGAAGTACCCGGAATACCCTGTGAACCCATAGGACCCCGTTCTCCCTGTGGTCCGGTAGCTCCTTGAGGGCCTTCAGGACCGGCTGGCCCTTGTGCTCCCTGTTCTCCTTTGGAAGTATACTTCAACCAGTCCGTAGAAGAATCTGACGGTTCCTGCGTAGTAGTAGACTCAATACATATCCATGTACTGCCGTTATGAGTCACTTCATCGTAGTACCAGTATGTGCCGGATTTCCATTTACCCTTGAATACCGGAACGGGAGCCTCAGTCACACCGTCACTGGATATCTGCCTGATAGTTCCGGTCATATAGACTCTATTGAGATATGCGCTATGACCGGACATATCAATGCCAAATAGCTTCAGGTTAGATAAGTCTCCTAACTGCATGGCTATCATGTCCTTCGTTATTTCCCAGTTATTAACACCCTTAAGGAAGCGGATGTAATTCTGTGTAGAGTAACATGACTTTTGGCGCTCAGCGTTAGTGAAATTACCGTATGCGACAAAATGCATCGCCTTACAAGGATTAAAAGTATATCCACTACGGAGGACGTATTTAAAAGAAGCGTTGTCTATCTTTTCTGTAATCCGAAAATACGCAGTCTGGAAACCGGTATCGTTATTGAATACTCCCTTACAGATATCATCAATCTCTACTTGTGATACCTCCCCGGGTTCCAACTTTAAATGAACGGTCTTGTTCGCTACATCTACTGATTCAATGATACCACCGCCAGGAGCATTCCATTCTTCACCGGAGACAATAGACACACGGTTATACCGCAACTCCGGTACTTCCAAGAAATCACGCAACCGCAAGGACTTTGCGTCAATATGGCCTTCGGGAGTAATCAGCCAGCCTAGGAGGTTCTCGGCATAATCTATAGAAGATATATTTCCTGCAATTGCTGCATTATTGGCTGTAAGTTTGTCAAATACCTCTAGGATATTGGCAGACACCTCTGTTGCAGTAACATCATCTGTTATAATACCTTCCTTCACTATAATGCCTTTCAAAAATGATATTAATCCTAAAGCTCTGTCATTCTTTGTTTTACTAATAGAATAACTAATTATTTCCTGAAGAACTCTCTTTGCGGAGAATACATTTTTATCAGAAGGAAGAGTATTGTCATTTTCTCCAATCACATACACGCTTGTTCCACCTCCTCCGGATGCAGAGCCTGAATAGGTTTGCCCTTTATATGTGAGTGACTCCAGTTTACTCTCTATCTCACCTATACGCGAATATGGAGCTGTTTCACCGACTGTATAGATCGGGTGGTCGTAAGGAATATCCAGCGGCCATTCAAAACCTATGATACGGGATTGTCGTCCTTCTGGGAAATAAGCCTTATTTATCAGGTTGACTTTAGCCCCAACTTCGTATGTACGAATATTGCCCTCATTGAAGATGAAATCAGCGTTCATCTCGCAATCGTAGGTAGACGGGTCAATCATGGATTTCTTTACGTATTCCTTTGCCTTTTTGAGTAGATTCTGTTCCGCTTCTGGTAACATCTGCTCTGAAATAAACGCTGTATCAAATCCGTAAAGGATATAAGTGTCAGATACAACAGGATAAAGAATATCATCCGGAAGATACCGGCCATAATCATCATTTCGTGTTATCTCGAATGTAGTTCCGCTATTACCGCTCTCTTTTAGAGAGATAACAAAATCAAGGCCGGCCAGTTTACCTGTCTGGAAAATTAAATGGGGTTCTTGACCATTCAACACAAAATCTTTCGTAAAGTTTTTTAGTCCATTGTCCTTAAATGTGTAAATAAGGTACTTGTTTCCTGTCTTATTGCCGTCACTGTCTTCCTCCTCCTTTTCATAACTGGTGATACTGGATACGGAACCGATATATTTAGGATATTCATCCTCTAATATAACAATTTCTTCAATAGCTTCTTCTTCCGGCATTTCGACATTATTCGGATTATCATAACGCGAATCTCCGATATAGATACGTTCGCCTGTTGGACTATACCTATAAGCATCTATATAAGGAACATCTTTTGGTAACATAAGACGCTTTTGAACGACACCGTTCAGAGTAAGTTCTTTATCATCTTTACTGAAATAGTTATCAGGAATTTTACCCTTAATGATATTGTTGATAATATATTGGTTACCCATAGAAGCTGTTACCCCTTCCGGCAGACGTATGACATTGGCGTCCTCACCTGTTAGCAAGTCAGGATTATAAACGGCTGAAAAAGTCCTCCCTGAATTTGTTCCGGACAGGAAAGTTACAGAAGTGTTCGCCGATGCGGACAAACATTCAAGCTTAACATTATTTTCTCCACTCCTTCCAATTGTATATACTACCGTTTTCTCTGGATGATTCAGAGAAAAGCTAAATGTAAACAAAAACTTACAATTATTAGCCTTTTCAAGAAGAAAGAAATCAGTGTCACTAAAACTAATAGTAAAACTTGAAACTGAATCATTGAAAGCTTTCTCCTGAATATCCAGTACTTTCTCCACCTCTCCTACATAATAGACTAATGATAATTTAGCCTTAAAATTTTCAATGTTTGACGTGAATCGGGTGCTAAAGTATAGTAACATTGAATTGAATGAGATATGGTACTCACTAGCAGGCATGGAAGAAGTAAATACATCCGTCATAACCTTATATTCTTCCTGTGCTCCCACCATTTCGCCCTCTTCAAATATATTCATGTTGATAGGAGATATTCCAGCATGAGAAACGGAAGGAAAGAACCTTATGTTTAACGGTCTTGAAGTATCGGATATATCTCTCCCATTAACCTTCTTAACATCAAATATCAAATCTTTCCGGTAAGTAGCAGGGATGTTTCGTGTAGAACCGAAAGCGTAGATACGGGTAGCATAAGTTGTCTGACTATCGCTGCGTATCATATTATTGACATTCACATTCTCTGTGTCCGTCAAGTCACCAGCTTTGAAATCAACAGGGGAACTGTATTCACAACGCCCGAAACAAATCTTATGATTCTCTATCCACCATTCACATCCCCACGCTTCCGCCATTTGTGTGAGCGCATCTATTAGATTTACATTGTCATACGTGACTAATTTAGCGGAATTTTCTACCGTATCATCAATTTCCCAAATGAAGTCCTTATCCCTGAATTTATAGCCAAGATATTTCAAGTTATCAAGAAATATATTCAGGTGAACATCTAAAGTGGCTGTGAGATTCCACCCAGCCTCACGGCCGGTTGTTTCAGGTGTGTAGAAAAATTTCTTGTTCTTCCATTTCCAGTAGTAGGCATCAAGCCGAAGCTCATAGTCGTATGCACCTGTGGTTGTATTGTAGGTAGGTTTATACAGGTCTACTACTTCAAATATTCCCAACTCATTGTCTATGTAGTCCCCTAACTTGAAATAGATAGGACTGGCAAGGGAAAACTTTAGAGTTACATAATCTTCCTGCATCAAAAGGAAGTGTCTTTTCGAACCCTCATTGATAGGAGTCGAAAAGCGAATGTTGCCGGATATGTCTTTGATGTCTATCATAAGTTTCGTATACCTTCATACGATGTTTGTTGCAAAGATAATAAAAGTGACATAAAAAGTGCCACTTTTATTGTTAAATAGTACGATTTTCCGGTGAGGGATTATATTCAACCAATTTAAGTGAAAATTTAGCTATACCTCTCATAAACTGAGTGAACTGATTACATGAAAGATATTCTGTACGATACATAATATCAGGTTGGTACTTTGTTCTAATATTCAATATACCGGTAGCGAGTTCTTTACAGAAATTGTTGTATTTCTCGAAAAATTCTTCTTCATCTTTAGCCGTGAGATGAATAGTCAAAATAAGATTCCGTTCATCTATTTTAGGATTGGAAGTTATTATACGTTTCCCATGTTCTAATCTTGACTTATTCTCTATGAACTCCTTATTAGGTGAGGGAGTCATCAATGCTGATAGAGAAGACGTATCCATGCTGATTCCCCAGCTATCATAGGCATCTTTGTTGTTTATAAAAAGTTCACCTTTGGGCATATTTCTATATTTTTATAAGATTCAATATTAACGTGTTGATAAACCTTTGGTATTGGCCCTAACCTCCGAAATATCTGTTTTTATATCATTCAACAACTTAGTATATTTGGCAATATCATCTAAGTAGTTGTTGGAAATAACGTGTTGATTTAAAATGTTATTTAGGATTTCATTACCAGATGATGAGATTCCAATAAGGGAATTAATGCCAACTACAACAGATATCATTTGATTTTTGATTTCTTCTCCAGATATCTGTAAAGCAGTGAAACGTCCGTTAAGTTCATCTATTGAATCCTGAGAAGCAGTTGCAAAGCCCTTCTTTGACGATTCCTGAGAAGTAGCAGAAGTATCCCACCCAAATGTTTTAAACATTTCTTCTCGATCACGCATCATATCTTCTACAATCTGCTGATACTGTTCTTTGAGAAGGTCTGCTTCGTTTTTAGTAATTTTACTATCACTTCTCGCAGCATCACTCCATTGCTCATAAAGAGCATTTATACGGTCTTGATACTGACTAGCGACTAATCCTGCCATGATTGACTTACGCAGATAATCCTCAAAGTTATCACACATATCTTCAAAAGAAGTATCCATATCGGATAACTGATCAATAAACCCATTGTAGAAGGAATCAAAATCAACCCCTGTCATGGCTTGATTAAGAGCATCCCTCAGTTCATTCGCTTCATCTTTACAGGCTACGATGCTATCCAAGTTTTCACGAATTCTGGCATCAATTAAACTCCATGCTTCCGGCATTTGGGACTGAATGAGGAACAATTCATCTCCTGACAAACTATACAAGTCTGTCATGGAGCTTATTGATTTACCTAGGATGTCGCTCATCTGCTCAAAACCACCTATTGCACCAACATTTTTGTTAGAATGCCATTCCGCACTATGAGACTTCCAACTTGCACCGGCACGCCCTGAAGCTGCGGCAATCTTTTGGAGATTGATTACTTTCTTCTCGTAATTATCCATGGCTTGTGTAGCTGCTTGAACAGATGCAAATCCACCACCGAAAACTATATCTTCCTTGCTTTTGTCAATAATACGATCATAGACCTCATTTATTGCTTCAAGCTGTTCCTTTACTCCTTCATAATAAGCGGTACCGTCCGGTCCGAACAAATTACCCATTGCATTGACAAGTTGAGAGACTCCACTTACAGCACTCATGATACCTCCGGCAATATCTCCAGACATTATTTGTCCTACTCCTACTGCCGTTTGCCCAAGACCGGAAAGACCGTCAATAACGTTATTTATTTCATCGTTCAAATCTTCTCCAAATATGGAAGATATATCACTCCCAAACTGTTTGATAGCAGGAGAAAACTCTGTTATAGCTCCCCCTATAGTTGATATGCCCTGGCCGAGCTTCCTTGTATCACCATTAGCATTCTTTATATCATCGATTCCTTTTTTCATATCCGAGAAAAAGGATAACCAAGGGGATTTACCTTTAACTTCTTCTTTTAGCCTTTTTATGGCATCCGTTATATCCTTGATATTGATTGTCCCATTCTCAAGATTTGCGATATCCTTGTCTGTGAAACCTACTGATTTTAAATTGATAAGAGATACTGACTCATCCGTTCCAGACATATACTTGATTAACAATTCATACTTATCAATAATATCTTGAATAGATGATACACTCTTTTCACTTGCATCTTCAAACAAATCAGCCATGACATGAGTAGATTTCCCGAACTGTTCGTCCAGCTGATCTATTGCTTGATTCTTCTCAGCAATTTTAGTAGCTCTTTCAGCACTATGTTCTTCCAATTTAGCTATTTCATCATCATACTTCTGAATAAGATTCTTCCGTTTCTCTTGATAATTACCAAATTGGATGAAATATTCCTGCCATGCTTTTTTATCAGCCTCTAATCTTTCATTATTAGTACTTGTTATACCTTTTTCTCTATTTCTTGCAGCGTTAGAAGCCCATATTCCCAGTTGATTAGTTTGCTCATCTGTCAATCTTCCGCTTTGAGACGACTCCCAACTAGCTTTCTGTTTCTTAATGGCATCTATTTCCTTCTGGTAATCCAAATCGATTTGCTTCAACTTCCTTTCCGTACCTTCTTTCATAAGATCTATTTCGGCCTGTTGGTTTTGGCGGCGGATAGCAAGAAGTTCCTCATTGAGCCTCTCTTGTTCTTTCTTACGTTTATCTGCTTCTTTTTGAGAATTAGAAAGAGATTTATTTGTTTTAGAATCTGAGTACTTATCAATTTGCGCTTGCGCTTCCTGAATTTGCTTGGTATATCTATTCCATTCTTCTGAATTTTCTTTAGAAGAGTCTAAAGCTGCACGGGCATCTTCAGCTTCCTTTTTTCTTTCTTCCCAATATTTTTTATTATATACTACTGGCTTTTCAGATTCTTTTTTAGCCTGCTCATCAGCTTTCTCAAAGTCTTCTAAAGCCTTTGTGTAAATCTCGAGTTCTTTTTTAGCGGCGTCTAAATCTTCTTTTAATGCGCCTGTATACCCCCCTCTATTAGTAGTTCTTATTATGCTATTTTCTAAACCTTGTATTTTTTGCTGAGACATCACAACTTTAGTTTTTAAGCCAATACGTTGTTGCCGCAACAGTTCGTCTGCCTCTAGCTTAATTAACTCTGCATTTGTTTTTCTTTTTGCTGTTTCCCAATCCATATTTTGGAATATTTCAGGCATCAAACGTTGCAATTGGCGATAGGCAATAAAACGTTCTTCTATGGATTTGGATTCGTTACTTAGAATATTAGACAATTCTCCTGCTTTATTTTTCAGTTCATCATAATGATTTTTTTGAGATTCAAGAGAATCATTTGTTTCACGTATTGCTCGTTCTATTTCACTTTCTGCTGTTGCTAATTTATATGCACCATAAACCAATCCTGTTATAGCGGCTGCGGCTAGTACATACGGATTTTTCAACATTGACAAGTTTAAAGCGTCTTGAGCCTTTTTGGTTAAGACTAGCCAACCATAGTGAACTGCCTCTTTGGCTGTCAAGGCTGTTATACCAGACGCTTGTATAGCTTGTAAAGCGCTAGTTGCCATTAAAGCAGTGCGATATACTCCATAGGTCCCTACTATTTCTAATAATATTTGTCCCACTTTCTCATAGTTTTCAACAAGATAGGAAACTCCAGATAAAGCATCATTAATAATACCTTCATTAGCTTTCCCTATTTCATTAAACATGGTAGAAATTGCGTCCTCTATATTGGAAATCTGACCAGTTATTGTTTTGGACTGTTCCTGCATCAGATTATAGAACATTCCCCCTTCATTGGTAAGGGACATGATAACCTTCTGAACTTCCGGGAAACCAACCTTACCAGCTTCAACAAGGGATTTAACTTCATTTTCTGCAACACCGAACTGTTTCGCCAGTTCCCGAATCATAGGAATACCACGTCCTGTGAACTGATTAAGATCTTGTGTATATAAACGCCCCTGCGTCATGGTAGTACCATAGAGATAAACAATGTCTCCAAGAGGTTGAGACAAACCAGCCGCAATATTTCCTAAACGTATCAAATCATCGTTTATGTTTTCAACATTTTCTCCATAAGCAAGAAGTTGCTTAGCTCCATTAGCGACTCCCTGTAAATCAAATGGTGTAGTAGCGGCTGTCTTTACTAGCTGTTGCATAAGTGCATTCGCTTTATCTTCACTACCAAGCATTGTTTTAAATGCGACCTCCAACTGTTGGAACTCACCACGAACCCTTGCGATATTCGTAATTAATTCCTTTGCTGTAAATCCAGCTCCTAAAGCGGCAGCAGCTTTAGTCATACGATTAAACAAATCTTCAATGCCTAGCCCGCTTTGTTCTATTTGTTTGGAAGTATTTCTTACTCCATTTTCACACTCATGAAGTTTACGTATAAAATTGGAGTTGTCACCAGTTATATCGAAGTGTAATCCAGCCATAAGTCTTTTCGATAGAAATAGTTCCGTGCAACATCACACGGCATTGCAAATATACAAAAAATGACGTTCTTAATGCCACTTTTACATTTAAAACATCCTTAAAAGTTTATTTCTTTATATTTAATTTTGTTTGTATTGATGTATAAAGTATATTTGTACATATATATAAATACACAACTTAGAGCAATGGATTTTAAAGACAAAATTATGCAGCTATCCGATAATATAAAAAAGCAAAAGGATAGGATAGCAACAGAAGAAGCAACTAAAAATGCTTTCATAATGCCAATGATAGCAGCTTTGGGGTATGATGTATTCAATCCATTCGAGGTAATCCCTGAAATGGATTGTGATCTTATAAGAAAGAAAGGAGAAAAGATTGATTATGCTATTATGAGAGAAGATGTTCCGATTCTTCTTATTGAGTGTAAACATTGCAAACAGGATTTGAATTTGCATGATACCCAATTACAAAAGTATTTCGTTGCATCGAACGCACGTTTTGGAGTTTTGACAAACGGTATTGTCTATAAGTTTTATACAGACTTGGAGAAACCCAATATAATGGATACTAAACCATTTCTGTCAATAAATATGTTAGACTTATCTGATTCAGACATAGAACAGCTCAAAAAGTTCCACAAGTCATATTACAACGAAGAAAATGTATTAGGAACCGCCAATGAATTAAAATACACAACAGAGATAAAGGAAATTTTCAACAATGAACTTCAATCACCTACATCTGATTTTATTAGATTCTTTGCAAAACAAATATACACAACCGGGCAAATAACACAAAAGGTAGTCGAAATGTTCAACCCACTTGTGAAAAAGTCAATGTCTATGGTAATAAATGATATCATAGCTGAAAGGCTTAATACAGCAATGAAAAATGGGAACCAGGTCGAAGACATTACTAATCCTTCTAGTAATTTACCTAATTCCTCCAAAGAAAATGCAGACAGCAAACTACCTGACGGAGTAGTTTATATGGACAAGGAAACAGGGATTGTCACTACGCAAGAAGAAATGGACGCTTATAACATTGTGAGAAGCATACTTAGGCGTAGTGTAGATGCTTCACGGATTACATATAAAGACTATAAGACTTATTTCGTTATAAGTTTAGACAACAGTCAATGGTATTGGATATGTCGTATTTCTATTGGAGCTAGAAAGAAGCAAATAGGAATACCAGTAGATAACTATAAAAACTGCGACTGGATTCAAATTGATAGCATAGATGATATATTCAAATATGCGGATAGACTTGAAGAATCACTTAAAATAGCAATGAGAGAATGAAAAGAGATATTTTTTGCATAAAGACGCTTCTATTTACTGCTTTAGTTATAGTGTTGGTATGTATGTCTTCTTGTGAGGATAAATATGTATCAAAGGGAAGAAAGGCATATAAAGCTTATTTTGAGAAAACGCTTAAAGACCCTTCATCATTAGTAATATACAGTGAAACCTATGAACACGAAAGTATAAAAGTCGAGTTCACAGTAGACATGGGCGCTAAAAATAGTTTTGGAGCTATGGTCAGAGAAACATACGTATTTGAAATTCTCGACGGAAAAATTTTTAAGATAAATGGGGAGCTGTATTTACAGTAGATTGTTCTATTTCACCGAGAAATCACGAGATTTTTTGTATAACCCTCGTGATTTTTTTATTCCCAATTTCCAATATTATTCTATTTGTCGTATTTAGTCCCATTTCATAGCCTTAATTTTTGCCATATTTTTCGGATCGTCCGCATTGACAAATGTCCTATCATCAGAAATACGGGCTTCTTTCTTTTCTTCATCAGTAAGATATACGGAAGTAATAGCATCTGCCATCAACATTTGAAGGAGTGAAAAACTAATTTCCCATACAATCTGCTGTGGAGTCATATTGAGTTTTTCACATGCCGGTAATATCAAAGAACCAAATACGCTTTTACCGCCAAAAGTGATATAATTGCCTTTCTTGTTTTTTATCATTGAAACTTTAGCTAGCTCTTTACGTTCCCGATCAATCCCGAAATATTTGATAAAATCATCCGTATTATCTTTAGTAATAACCATAACAAGAAGTTGAGCCATTTCTTCATTTGAAAGATTTTTCCTCAAGAACTGACATCTGCCATTTACAATTCTATTATTAAAAAGTTCTTCTTTCTTGTTGAGCGTGTGATAAGATAGTAGTCGGCAAACAATATCTTTTTTTTCTTGGCATAATCTTAATGCCTCCATATATGGGTTTGATTTAATAATATCAGTATTCATATCAAGGCTTTCTATAAGTCTTGATAGCAGATATGTCTTACCTAGCGTTATTGGATATAAATAAAAATGCCGTTTATTAACCCGAAAACCGTATGGCCTTTCCATTATGGTATCCGCAATATTCATTTCTATTATTTTCTTATCTTCAACCATATTTGATTATTTTAAAACGAACAGGCTATCTTCACAGATAGCCAATTCAAAACATGACAACAAACCAAATTCATTAGAGCGGACTAGTGGAACTGCACCACTCCCTTCGCTCAGGTAGAACGACGCACGTCTATGTGTGCTTAATCCGCAAATGTGCATCTATAAAGCTGATGCACTGAGCCTTTTTACTTTATTAGAAATTATACCATTGAATTAGGGGCGACTTCAAACTTATCTCCAACACCTTCTTCGTTATCCGGATCGCATTCAATTTTTGTAATAGGAGATCCAGTTGTAGGAGTAACAATAATTTTACCCCATTGGACTTGATTCTTATCAGCAGCAGATTTTAAAGCGTCAAATGTATATGCCCACACACCACCATCTGCACTAGTAAATGTGTCTTCAACTGATACAGTTGTCTTTTCCATACAAAATCCAGGAACTTCAGGATCTTCCGGTTGTAACGCAATAGCATAATTGTGAGTGACTACGCCATCACTATCGCTGATAGGTCTTTTGCGCCCCTTTGCTGCACGTATGTTGAGTACAAGAGCATAGGTATTTTTGCCATATTTGACATCTTCGTTTTCTCCGCCTTCAATTTTGGCTTCTTGCTTATCGCCTTTTGTTGTTGTCAACTGTGTGGAATTTTCCACTGGTGTAGGAAGTTCTTCCCACTTAGGAGAGGAAGCATCCAAGTCTTTTACGAAAATCCGGGGTTTTCCCCATCCGATTACTGCCATAGTTCTATATCACTTAATATAGTTAATACTTATTCGTTATTTATCTCAATATACAGTTTGTTATTGATGAAATGTTCGGTATGCCCATTTTCGAAGGAAACATTTGTAGGATTAGTATTCTGACTACATTTTGAAGGTACCGTATGATACTCATCCTTGCGTATGGAAACAAGAAACTTGCATAGTTCACACAGTTCACTTATACGTTCAGTATCTATTTCCCATGATTTTGTTTCTGAATTCCATTGATCACTTACATACACATTGACATTTACATAAGCTCTTTGAATCTGCCCGCACCCCTCATTAGCAAGTATAGATATAACTATATCCTCTTTATCTGATTTGTTAGGCCTTCCTCTGTCACTCAATTTACCGGTAACATTCCGTTCAAGGTCAGTACCTTTAATTTTGTGATAGACAAACTTTTGTATTTCAATGTCTGATTTCATTATTTAGCAATCTGTCTTTTTAACTTTTCAAGCATTTGCGGAATTTTGTCTGTCGCCCATAATTCCGCCGATGCAAGTACATCCTTATTATCCATCGCTTCTACATATTCAGCGTAATTCATTCCGGCGACAATGACAAGTACATAATCATTTGAATACCTTTTTATGAGTTCTTCAGCAAGGTCTTTACCAGCTTTTGCGCCTTCCTGACCTCCTGCTTTGACACGTGCTGTAAATGAAACTTTTTTGCCCTCTTTAGTAACATATTCAACTTGTTTTGCATGAACTGCTTTTCCCATACTACTATCAAAACCGTAGCTTGAAACAATGTTGCCATTATGGGAAATAATATATCCAACGGAACTTCTAAGATTACCGGACTGGTCAAACCAGCTTTTTTCTCCGGGACGATCTCGGATTCTTTGTACACATTGCTCTCCGAGATAAGCTAAAGCACGTATTGTAAGTATTTCTACGCGTTCCGCTTCTTTCATCAAAACCTTATGTATTTCGTCTAGTTTACCAGATAATTTTATTCCCATATTCTAAACCCAAATTTTACACTGAAGTTGGTATCGATGAAAACCTTTTACCTCAAATTCTCTTTCAATTCCTCCAAGAAGCATTATCTTGACTCTGTCGCCAATAGTAAAGGTATGACAATTGCTTGGAAGACAGACCGTATATGAATAGCTCCTTACAACACCATCCTCAAATTTCCTTTCTTCTGCCTTTCCAGAAGGTACAGCATCACAAGGAATCGAGCCTTTCCATTCAGACGAACCGGCATGATAATTGCCATTTTCATCTTCGTAGCCAGGTACAGCAACTAGGTATTGTAAACGATGTGGATTTCTATTCGCTACTGCCATACTACAACAAGCAATCACCCACATATACTATTGGTTTTGCTTCCAGTTCTACTGAAGGCTCACCAATAGTATTGTAGATGTAGTTTACGCGTAAAAGTATTCGTTCTTTATCTTTGTCAGACAAAGCCCCAAAAGACTTGTCAGCTTCAGAGAAATTGATAGCTTGAACCAAAGACCAAAGACAATCAGCTAGAGCTCCCTGATATTCGCTAGAATGAGCTATGTCGTAATTAAACTCATCATCACCATTGAGATTACGTTTAATCATAACATTCTCTACAAAACCGATAGGGATCGGATAATGTATTTCGTCTATGAGGGCTTGCTGAATTGTCTTCATGGTTTACGATGCTTTATGAGATTCAACCGCCTTTTTCAATGCTTCTTCGTCTGCGTCACTCAATCTGTTGACTGCTGCGATTAGCTTATTATCGGAAACGGTGGAAGTAAGGTTCTTGCCTGCAATCTTGTTATATTCCGTCACAAACTCCGGCTTTTTGTAAGTTGCTCCCCAAATTGTAATCTTAACATCAGAAGTATCTTTCCCTTCTTCTGTTGTGTCTACTGTTTGGGCTTCCAGTATATCCAAAGAATAGATTTGATCTACGTTTTCGATAACCGGTAAACAGATAGCCTGTCCGTTTGTAAATTCCTGCAGCGGGTCTGTTTTAGAGTAGCGACTAATCAACTTATATTCGTCAATAGTAGTATATTCCACTCCATTAACGGGATTAGTTGCTTCAGCCAAAGTTCCCCATACAAAAGAACCTACATTATCAGCAGAAGGGAGGAATATCAGTTTATTCGCATTCCACGGCTTATAAGATACCCTTTTGCCATTCTTTTCATAAGTTACTGAACGATCAATCTTCAAGAATGAAATACCATTATATTGGTCAGAGAACGCTTCATCAAATAATGTAGAAGTAGGTACAGGCAGCTTAGTCTCATTATCAAAGGTTTGACCTAGATAATTTGCGGCTAGTTCTTTAGCCCATTGAGATTGACGCATTTTTTTGTATGTAGATAAAGCCAGCATAATAACTGAAATACTGTTGCCGTCATCGTTAGCTTTGCTTATAACTCTTTCAATATCATCTCCTGTAACTTCCCCAGTAGTAACAACACCAAAACTATGTTCTGGCAAATAACCATAATCAACACGAAGACCTATACCAGTATTTTTATCATCGTCACCCTCAACAATGATGACACCATCGGATAATCCTGTAAGGAAATTTGCTTCATTTCTTTCGTCAATACCAACAGAACATGAGGTTCCGTCATCTGTTAAACGAGAGAAAATTCTGTTTTTAAGAGATTTTTGTGCTTCTTCCGTAGTGGCATTAGATAAATGCGCTTTCATGATGTTGATAGCATTAATTTGAGTCTCTCTTAGAATCTTTTTAATTCCAATCTTAGGCAATACTCCGTTTGACCGTGCAATAGAATCTCGCTTTTTGGGTGAAAGCGGAGAATCCATAGCAACCATATCAGCAGCTACATATGTGGTGTTGGCGGATGTTCCTTCCCATTTTTGATCAGGGGAGTACACTTTAGTAAGCATCGTTTTGTGAAGATAGGTCAATGTTTTGTTTGTATCATTGATCTTTTCTTTCACATACAGGCTTAATTTAGGCCATATTCTTCTTACAAATTCAATAAACAATGATTCATTCATCTTTCACCTCCTTTTAATCGTGTAGAAAAGTTAATTGTGGTAATGCCGTCTTTAATGCAGCCTTGATGCTGTCAACAGGATAAGGACTCGCCACATCATTAACTTCGCCAGCATACATAATGCCTACAAATGGTTTGTCGGCGGGTTTGGAACAAACAACAACGCCAACATATTCATGATTACTTGGCAATGATTCGTAGGCTGTACCTGCTGAATTAACAGGCATCGGCTTATAAGTATCATTCTCTGTATCGCGGATAACGATATGTCCGGCTTTGATTACAGACTGTTTAAATCCAGTCATATCTAGCGTCCGGCCATTCATAATTCCGCCCAAATAGTTACGAATAACAATCGAATCCATTCCGGTTAAGATTGTTTCTTGTTCGTTGACTAAATCAGCTTTTGCGCCCATTTTTAATTTGTTTTTGATTAAAGGCCTTTAGCTATTGCTATGACCTCTTCGTCTGTTAATACTTCATTTTTTTCTTGTTTCTTACTACCTGAACCTGGAGGATTACCTAAACTAGAAAGCCCTGCATCGGCACGTTCTTGGTTGTAAGATTTCAAATCTTCCTCAACTTCGGAATAGAATTCTTCAAATTCTTCATCATTTTCAAACTTCATTTTATTGAAGGATTTTAATGTGCGAGCTCCGAATGTACCAGCGTCTTTCAATAAGGATTCAAGTTTTTCTCTACGTGTAGTGACAACTTTTTCACCTTTCAATGCTGCGATTTCGTCATTCAGTGTTTGTACTGTTTGAACCAAACCTTTAGCCCATTCTGGAGCATCATCATTCTTTCCTCTGTTTTTGGGATTTTTGGTGTTTGAACCAGCTTGACGTCTTTGATTGTTCGAAGCTCCGTCGTCGTCATCGTCATCGTTGTCGTCGTCATCTGTTTCAGAGTGATTTTTCTTCCATTCATCAAGCAAGCGATTGGCTTGTGACTGGCCGAAAGGTAAGTAACGTAGTGCGGAATCAATCTCTTTGTCAATTTCTGCATTTACGTCTTCATCTGAGGCATCATCTGCGGAAGTAAGGTTATCAGCAATCTTGGCAGCAATACCCTTTAATTCCCTTGAATTGAACCCTAACGCCTTCGCTTTAAGTTTCAATTTTACAAACACTTGTTGTTTTCTGTCCATTGTACAATGTTTTGGTTACTAAAATAGTCTGCGAAGCACGTATACCAGCAGACTATTCGCTTAGAACTTTACCAAACAATAGAGCAATGAGTTTTTACGACAAGTTCTGTGGCGTACGTCTTCATACGCATCTGACACAAAGGTAGCAAAAGTGGCGTTTAAAACGTCACTTTCAATGTTAAACTATCATAATAAACGCACGGCACGAGAGTAATCTTGTACTTCGTGCCGTGAAACTGAATGTAATTGTACATCAGCGATTATTCTTTAAGATATTTATATGCTTTTATGTATTTGTTTAATCTGTAAATATCCTTTTCTGTAAGTTCATTCAAACGTGTTATATCCATGTTGTCTTCTAAATCATGTAGTTTTACTTGTCTTCCTATAGGATTAAGTCTAGAACGTTTTATGAAATCGTCATAGCTTTCATCCTCGTTGCGAGTGACAGAAAGTATAGCATCTACTATATTACGAGGAAACCCTTCCATAAGTAAATATTCAGCGGTAACTTCGGTATCTTCTATTGTATCGTGCAGCAAAGCAACAATCCTTTCGTCATCAGTAGAACATCTGTTTGAGACACGGATAGGATGGAAGATGTAGGCTGATCCAGCTTTATCGATTTGTCCGCTATGGGCTTTGACGGCGATTTGAAGAGCTTTTTCTAATAGTGAATTAGTATTTCCCATATTCCATAAGTTTATCTTCCATTGTCTGAATGCTCCCATTTTTTATCCCGTTCATACACAGTGTCACCTACCTGTCCTTTAATGGGTGAATTGTGTTTCTGTGTGCCTCTAAGCAATTCGTCAGGAATACCATCAGGGTAAGCAGAACAATAATAGTCATCTGCATGAAAATGTTTGCAGTATGCACATTGTGAAGCATACAGATTTAATATTTCATGCCTGTCATCTGTACATGAATAATTGTCACCGTTTTTATATAATCTCTTAACCATAATGCAAATATAGCTATTTAGTCTTCATTTTAGAATAATCAAATCCCAATTTTTTTGATAACCTCTTCCATAATATATGAAAATGAGTTGCACTTGCCTGTGATATTGTAAGTGTGTCTTTGTTTATCCTTCTTGTAAATTCTAACCGCAGATTTCGATTTTCATCATTATATAACTTCATTAATTCCTCTACGCTTATTCCCCAGCCTCCTTCAGGTCTTTTCATTGAAAAGGTATAATTAGGGGTTACGGCTCTCATTTCTGCAAGATTATTTTCAACAGCCAATGCTATATCTTGTATGCTGAAAGAATTTCCTATACGCATAATATCGTTTTCCGCATATCCCCATGCACCCGGATGATTGTGGGTAAATATTCCATCATTCATTAAGAGACATTCATGTTTTGTGAATTGAACGCTACGACTTCCTCCCCTCTTATCAATCACAATATTACCATCCTTATTGAACAATACACCTGTCTCATGGCCTTTATTTTTCCGTATATTAGATTCCACATCAGATACAGCCTTAGTAAGCTCGTAATTACTTCCGTCAAGGACTGAAAGCTGCTCCATACCCGCAATCTTATAAACTGTAAATGTCGAAGTTGGTGTATAATCAAGTATACTGTCAATTCGTTTTTGATTATCCCTAATGAAATATGGTAGCGTCCCTCTTTTCTTAGATTTTTCTATACGGTAAGCATTTGCTCCCACCCACTGTTTGAAAGTGTCCGGTACATCCTTGACCTCATTCACGCTTTCTGTAGAAACATCGCTCCGCCCATCCCATTCCCAGAATTCTTCTTCTGTTTTGAGGATAGGAACTTTATAACATAAATCATTCGGATGCCATCCTGTCCATGTGAAGTCTTTAGGATATTTACCGGCAAGTGTATCACAAATGTCTCCATGTGGCATACGGCTATGATGAGAAGAACTTAGTTTTATTTCATATCCGACTACGAAATCCATTTGTTTCCATCTTTCGTTTTCAGCTGTTCTATAAGCCATGTTTATTTCTGAACGGGCTAGACGTATGGAACGATATTCACAATCTTGTATATGTTCAGCACTGCCATATCTGTCTTTGTAATCTTTTTGCAGTAATGGGAAATCAAGAAGATACTTACTTATTTGCTTACTCAACGTAACAGCACTGGTTCCTTTTTGAATAGCGCATGAGATCGCGGCCTCCAGTTCTTCTTTGTAGATCATAGATTGTTGCCAAAGTTTTGCAGATATATTTAATCCTTTATCTTTTCGGTTCTGGAATGCTTTCAAAGCATCTGAATTTGTTTGATACAAAACTTTATATTTCTCTTTGTCAACTTGGGCGTTATAAGCTCTTAATACTTTGTTGGCTATTAAATCCTGTGCTTCATTACTGTTCTTCCATTCTTCGGTAGTACCGCGATAGATAGTTGCATTTATATCCTCTACAAAGTGCTTCTGTATATCGTCAATTTGCTTTTTAGTTTGAGGGTAGTCAGACCATTTAAACGGCTTATCGCTATCAGGGGAATATTTAGTACGTGAAACGGCTTTGGCAGCTTCCAAATTCAGGGTATCGTATATTTGCTCAACGAGGGCTACATATCTGTTTAATCTCCCGTTGAGTTCTTGGTACTTCTTTTTCTGATTTGGAATCTTGGGTTTTGCCATTATTTCATTTGCTTTTTCTTATCCTTGTCGTCGGTAGGGTAGAGGTGGTGTTTTACTATAATCTTACCACAGATAGGACAATCCTGACTATGTATTCCACTGTGACTACTCTAGTATGCTTTTTCATATTTATTCCTCCGAAATTCTATCAGGTGCTGGCATCTCCAATAATCGGATAGCTTTAATTGTTTCCTTTCCCTCCAATATCGCTTTACATAAACGATGGTAGCCATCAGCAATTTGACCTACTTCGTCAAGGATAATAGGATATTCAAGAGAACATTGATTCACCCGTTTGCATTGAAAAATGAAACTGTGAAGCTGATTACATTCAAATGGTTCAGCTGTAAGGTCTATATTCCATAGCGGCATATCAAGCACTGGGTATTCCTTTGCCTTGGCAAAATCGTAGAGCGTTTGAGCTTTCCAGATCTTGTCTCCACGATGATATTCACTTTCGCTAAAAGTTATGTTATCTATAGGAACCTGCATATTATTCTTTTTTTATATATACTTTGATTTCACCAGTAACACGGAGTTCATCACCAATTTTCTCAACGGAGTATTCTATTAATCCCCTCTGGTTGATTGAGCTTACAATTGATTGGCGAACTTCATCCTTTACTTCTTTGATGAACATTTCATCTGATTTTCGATTAGACCAACCTTCATCAAGTTTCTTCTTTTTCCGGTAATCCTTGATTTCTTTTTTAGTTCGGGCAAGGCAGATACCAAGCTTCTTTGCTTCGTAGTTATCAACTCGTTCAATACTACTCAATCTTTCTTGTGGATTGATTTTTTTTGCTAATCTAATAAGCCAGTTTGATATTTTTGTCTTCATGATTTTAAGTTTTAAGTCGGCAGCATAAACATATGTCTACGCTGCCTTTACCTTTTCTACATCTTGGCAGATAGGCTATTGTACAATTTCCCAGTCTTCTGCAAATACATCACTGATGGATGGAACCCACGAATCTGCGCGCCCGGTATTTTCGTTGTAGATAAGGCATTGGCTTGTATAGTCAATAAAACCTTTGCCTTTCATAATAAGGTCTTTTGCGGATTGAGGCAATGACTGCATCTTGGGAATGGTATCGCTTTCAATATGGGCTGGTACTTGCTTGAATACTATCAGACCTTTGCCGTTCCAGCCAGCTCTACGGATGGCAAGACCAAACTTCAACGCCTGAATAGCGATACCGAAAGACATTCTTTTAATTGATACATCTTCCGTTATATTAGTTGCAATGTTGATACGGCAGCTTAAAGCCTGCAAGTATCGTCCCATAAGTTCACGCTGCAAAGAGAGCAGGAAAGCAGGATAATCTTCCTTAATAGCTTCACGGAATTTCTCGGAATCTACAAATACTGTACACTTCTCGAACTTTTCTATCAAATCAGAATGTTCAATATACAAACGGTCAAGGAAAGTGTCAGCTACCTTGTATGCCTTTTCAAACACATCCTTTGGTGACCAGCTTTCATATCCGTCTTCATAACGGACATGATAACCTTGTTCTGTTTCCTCATGCTTCTCAATGTCCTTACCATAGGGATTTCTACCAGTTTCTTGAACGAAGTCGCCCAATGTCATCAGCTCGGCTTCAATCTGTTTTGTTCCAATGTACTTTTTCATGATAGTATATTTATTTACAAATTAAACATCTTCCTCTTCATAGGCCATCTTTGCACTCATAACACCGACTGCGCTTAGGATCTTGATAGAAAGCCCCTTTTGTACGTCAAGCTCAAAAATCACATTATCATTAAATTGAGCAGAAGGGTATTGATACAACAGTGCATAATCCATACCCTCCAATTTTGCAAATAGGCTAAGTGTCCCATTCATTTCTCTATCTATCTGTATTACACATTTCCCAACAGAAGTAAATTCACAGGAATAACCTTGTTTTTCTTTACTAAATTCTAATACATCTATTTTTGCCATAATGATTATATTTTGATTATTATTCCGATTGTTCGAAAATATTGCTTATCCTGCTTTTGGAAGCCTCTGCATCTTCTTTTTGAATTTGGGAAAGAGTATCTTGTGGATCAGTAGAGATACCTAAGTTCTTGATGGCTTCTAATTGGCTGACAACTGCTTTTCCACCACTTGCCGTAACCCACTTTTCTATTTCTGACTTTTCGTCATTTTGAATAAACGGAGTTATGATGTGCTCAACCTCAACATTATCTACTTCGTCTTTCCAAGAGACATTCATCATTTTTAGGAAAGCTTTGATTACGCTATATTCACGTTCAAATGCTTCTATCCATGCACCACTTTCATCTCCAACCTTTAAATGAGCGTCAGTAAGTAAAGTCTGCCTTGCGTCAAATCCGATATTGCCAAGAGACTTCATGTTTTCAAAAGAAATATCCGGCATTTGTGATTGTGACCAAAATAACTTAATAAGGGTATCGACATGATATTTTAACGCTTCGATAGATTGCGCCCATGAAACATAGGACACATCCCCGTTTTGTTCTACGCGATAAACTCTACGGCTTTCTCCTTTATCTTCTCCACCTTTTATGCCGCCAGCTATTTTTAGGATTGGAGCGGAGTTGTATGCGATGACATCGCTATTGCGTGAAAGAGTATATTCGATTTCTTTTCTGATATAGGAAAGACCGTGATAAATGGGAACAGGACGATAAACGTATACTCCGGGTATTTTCAGAATAACGACCGGCTCTGATTTAACTAATTCCCAGCCATTTCCTTGTTGTTCCCATTTATAATGAATATTTGCCGTGTATGTCTCAAAATACGTAACTTCTACATTTTTGACCTTTTTTGTGTATTCAAAAGACATTGCAATCATATCGCCAAGCTCATCAAGTAAAGGATATAACCTAACACCGTCCATTGGTGAGTAGGTCTTACATTTTAGCTTATACTTACTTTTAAAGCCGTATAGGGTGTTGGGACTCTCAACTGTGTACCAAATGGTAAACACTTCGCATGAAGCAAAGTAAGCATTTCCTCGCTTAATATTTTCACTGTCAATACGGGAATACTTATATATCGCTTCAATCGCTTTCGCAATACTTTGGCGGGTTTCATTGTCTTCTATATTGTGATATACACGTTTAACAGGGATAGCAAACATGAATTCAGTCATTCGTTTGGTGAGAAGTTTTTCAAGCCCAATGTAGATACGGGAAGCTTTTTCTATATCTCCATTAGATCGAATCTTGTCTTTACGAGTAACTGTGTCAGATACTATCTCATGTTCTGTTGGTTCGTAGTCTTTGAGAAGTTTATCCCATGAGGGGACTGTTACAGACTTTTCTTTCAAATCGTTGATTATGTTATCAACGGGCCGTGTACTGTCTAAGATAGAGGTGATTTCGTCCATTTGAGTAGAATATTACTTAATATTCGTTTTTACTTGGTGCAAATATAATAAAAGTCGCGTAATTTATATCACTTTTATTTATAAATATCCAACTAATTTGATAGCTTTATGCATATAATAAGGGAAATTTATGACAGCAATCTTACCAGAATATCCACAACGCCATAATTCAGCCTGCCAATCTTGTATATCATCACGTTCATCAATATTGTACTTCTTCATTAAATCTCTCATGATAGCGCAATCTTCATATCTTTCCGTAACTTTAGCAAAAGAATAAAGATCGAGTAAGACGTATTCTCCATAGAGGAAGAGTACTTTTTCAAATATATCAAGTAGTTCTTGTGTCATATCTATTTTTAAAAGTCACACATTATAGTATATTTAGTTTGCAAAATCTTTAGAACCTTCTCTGTTACATGAATTATATTTTCATTATACCTTCTTACGTTTCTACCATATCCCTGTATGTCTTTGTTTATCTTCTGGCGAAGTGTAGCACTTTTAGGCAAACTGATTTCATAGAAATTGCCATCAATAGAAGTTATTAACATATCAGCTTGCTTCTTTTGATAATCCAGTTCTGTTTCTTTGTATTCACCTTTGGGAATGAAATTAGGATTGGGTACCAAGTATCCTTCTGCTACTACGTTCCCATTTATATCATACACTTTCATAATCGTATGTATTAAGCGTTAATACCAATTGCGTTTCTCATAAAATCACTTGCTTGTTCTACTGACATATCTAGTTTCTTTTGAATCAGTAGAAGCATACAGCTAACTTGTTCTTTGGTATCTAAGTTACCTTGTGCAAACTCTGACATGATGAATTTTTCTATTATTCTCTGTTGGATTGCTGTTGCTTTCATTGTTCTTGTCTTTTAATTGTTAGTAATATTGGTTTCTTTTAGTATTGTAAAGATACTCATTTTCAATGAGTTAGCCAAATGCTTACACAATTATTTTAAGTATAAAACACTCATAATCAAAGATTTAACTTTTGCTATAAACAGAAATGCACCGACTTTCACAAGCCAGTGCACATAAGAGCAATGAAAACACAAATTAGAAGTGTTTTCAAACGCAAAGGTACTAAAAGAAACACAACTACAAAAAATCTTTGAGCAACTCTTCATCACTAATAAAACTATAATCTCTAGGATAAAACGTATTCGCTAATGCGTCCATATAGTCAGGAGAACGCTTAATACGTTTTTTGACATCTTCCTTAGGTTCAATAATAACCTTTCCATTACTAAGGAATTTCCACTTGGTTTCAGTCGCTTCTTCCATCAACTGGTCGCACGGTGGCAAAGCTGCACCAAAACCATTTTTAGGATTGAGCCAATCACGTAAAGCCCAATACAGATATGCACGCATGTTGGCAAATTCGTACTCTCCGGTAATATCATGCAATCCATCTGTCCCTTCCGAATATTTGCATGAAAAAGCATTCGTAAATTCTTCCTCCAACAAACGAGAATAGACACCTGCCCCCTCTCCTATCGTATCAATAAATGCTTTTGCTCCCTTCTTCTTTAAATATGGTATTGTCATACCTACTACATGCATGTGATCCGCACGTCCAGCAGATTGATGAACATCAAATTGTGGAACATAATTCCCGTATCGCGGACAAAGAACACTATTGTCGCGTCCCATACCGGCAACATCAACACCTAGCTTACAAGATTTGGCTGGAATGAAACCACTTGCCTGTAATTCCTGCCAATTCCTATTTGCTATCTCTATCCATTCATAAGGAATAAGAACATCTTCAGATACTTTCGGGAACATACCAAGTACCTTGACGCGAAACAAATCGTTAGGTCGGTATAGCTTACCTTCCCAATTAAAATCTCCTTCTCCCTCATTGAAGTCAGTTTGTTGAATGGGGGAGCACCAATTTATAACCTTGTCCTTAACCCATTCATAATCCACTTGACCGGGTATTACTATTTGCTTCTTTACTACATTTTCTGCATTTAGAGAGCTAAGCCTGAATTTCGCAAAACGGTCAGACTTCATGGAACGAGCTGCGTAACCAGTAGTAACATTAGGATTGAACACTATGAGAAAGCGAGAATTGCCCTGTAAGTTACCCTCAATAGCGTTGTAAGTCGCTTCTGATATACCGGAAGCTTCAGTAACAACAAACATAGTATTTACAGCGTGGAAACCAGACCAAGCTTCCGTATTGTCGTCACCAGCTTTAAACCCTGTTAGGAACCACTCTTCGTAATCAGTTTTAATGCCGGAAGACAATAAGCGTCCGGGCAAGAACCCTGCATTTCTAAATAAGCGGGATATTTCAGGTATCATGATATTTTGAACCTGACGGGCTGTAGGAGCTGTCATGGCAATCTTGGTATTCTTAACTAACTTACCTTCTTTCCAACGTGGAGTAAGATACATAAAACACATAGATGCACAAGCCGCAATATAATCCTTTCCCCTTGCCGTGCCTGAAGCTACAGCAGTCATTGGATTATGCTGAACGGATTGAAGAATGGCTTGCTGCTCCTTGTCTAACCTTGAATGAAGGACGTCATGAGCGAATTTGCACCAATCCTCCCGCCATGCTTTCATGTATCGTATAGACTTGTCATCTTTGCTCATTCTTCATCGTCCGGCAATTCTTGCATTAATTTCTCAAATGGATTAATATTCAAATCTTGCTCTACTTTTTCAACATAACCGCGATGCTTCATTTTAGTCTTACTTAACCAAATAAGCATGGTGTTATCTTGTTCTGTCAAGGCTTTTGCAAACATTGTCGTTTCCAACTTATCGTAGAAACTTTCTTCTGCTTCTTTCCATTTCTCGGCAAAATCCGGATCATTCGTTTTCCATTTATAAGCAATGGAGCGTGAGATTTCCACAGCCTCACAAGCTGCGGTAACATTTAACATCCTTGCTTCTAATGCTTTTAGAAATTTAGTTTTCTTTTGCCTAGTATTAAGCCTGTACTTCTGTGCCATTTTTACTACCCTCCAATACATTATTTACAATTTCCAACATTTTGCATATACTCAAAGCCTGTGCTTTGATTTTGTATTTCGCCTGAACTTTTGCGGATACTTCATTTAATCGATACATTGTTTCCATGTCCAATAGGGTAAGATTACCAATCTCTTTTTCTGAATAGCAATCTAACGTTTCCATTAGTTTGTCAAACGACACTTTTTGTGTGTCTACAAACATAAGAGTCACCGGAACAATTTCGTTATTCGGCATTTCAACCGTATAGTTAATGTCCTTCACACTTTCCAAAACTTCATTGCTGATATGCGCATACTCTTTCAGTGCGACATCTGTTATTTCATCAAGCAATTGCTTCAAAATCTCCGCATCGTCCTGCCCAACTATACTGTTATGTGACAATTGTGTTGCCAGCAACCAATCGTTTGTAGTCTCCTCTTCATCTATGTACATAACATGGATGGAAGTAAGCCCAGCCATTTTTGCCGCTTGTGTTCGGTGATTACCACTCACCACCGTATAAGAGCCATCCGAATGTTTTACGCAGAATGGTACAGACGATAATTGACCGTCCCTACGAATGTTATTCACTAAGGCATTAAACGTGTCCTGCTGCATGAAATGCGCATTTTTCTTGACCAGCTTAATGTCGGATAATTGCACTTCCGCTATCTTGAATTTTCCCATATATTATTCCTTTCTCGGCTCATCACCGTATTTTTTCACAAAATCTTTTAAAATATCATCTAAGTTTCCACGAATACCTGCATCTTGTATGTAATGGAGTTTACCAACACAGCGTTCATGAAGTTTAAACACTCCCCGATACTTCATACTTACCGGTTTATCGGTAAATACAGAAGTAGCAATCACTCCACATTCATGTTTATATCTTATGTCCAATTCATCTTTGAACTCTGACGAAAGTACACCCATAATTAGCAATCTACTCAATTTGGGCAATGGATGGTCTATCACGAAATCCGACTTCATCCAAACTGCATCCATGCCGTATTTGCTTACCTTCAGGAAATCAAACATACAAGCCCCGAACACATAATCATCCAAGAACCATAAGTAACAGAATGGTGCAGAACCGAGGATAATTCCCTTTTTCAAGTAAATCATACGCAGATAATCAATCTCTGCCATAGAAGCACGTACAAACCGGAGTTTGCTTTTATCCGTAAGCATATAATCATCCGGAAGACGTTTATATTTTAAAGGAACGATAGTTCGCTTGTTAAAGCTACTATCTCCGCTTTCTACCACATTAGACCAAATATATGTGCGTTGGTCTTTGAATACCTCTCTTCTGCCCATAAATCCATGCTGCGAGAGAGCCATGTAATTAACTTGTTCTTCATCTATTTCTGCATATTTCGTTTTAGTTCGTTCTTGCCATCCGAAATCATCCAGTAAGAAACGTTGCAATGCGTTACTCGTAGCTTTCATGCCGGAATGAAATTCATTCTGATAGATCAGTATATCATCCTCTTTACAATTAAGAATCGCATCCGATATATCAGCACAATAAAGCACTTCAATATACTTACTTTTAAGGTTATCTACTAGCTTTTGATAACGTTCCGTATACTTCTTATGGTAATGATCTAACTTTGCCATAAAATCGTCATAAAGCGATTTGTGATAAATATCCTGTGAGTTCTTATGCTTCTTGATGGCATTAAAAAGGTGGATAGTGGCAATAATTTCAGAAGGACTTTCAGACTTGATATTTAGAAACTCGTACTCGTCATTAAAGCGCAGTTCTTTTATTTCTCCCTTGATTGCTTTATACATCATGTAGATGAAATATTCTTTTGTATACACTTTAATCTCTCGATTAGTAAGCACCTGCTCTATATCCATATAATACGAGTTTACCACATGGGCTACATCGAATTTGGAAGCCTCTTTCTTGATAAAGGAAAGCATACGGTTGGATTTCTTAAACATGGAGCCTACTATTGTAACATTATCCGAGTGTTCTGCTGCCCAAAGTAACGGTTTATGTCTTTGGGGAACCTTAGAATAGTCTATATTGAACACTTCAAGGCACCTATCAATTGTGGTGAGTTGCTTATACTCTTCCATATCTTCATGCAGGTAGGCGTACTCCACAAACGAATACATGAATTTGATTGTTTCCAGTATTTTATCGAAATCCCAGGAGCTATTGAAGATCCTAAATTCTGCCGTTCCTATCTTTTCAATAGAACATAAATTAAGCCAGTACCGGATGTGTCCTCGATCTGAACCATTGCTAAAAACTTTCAGTAGATTCTCAATAGTATCTGCTTCCAATACACGCTTCACTACATCCCAAGGAGGGCTTGGTACGAGATATTTTGTTTCCCACCACTCCGCAATATCAAATATCCGTTTGATTGGATATGCAGTATAATAAGAGAGGACAAACATACGCTTGATAACATCCAGGTCCATATCCTTGATGTACAGATGCGCATCAAAGCCTTCATTCCACATAAGATAGCTTCCCGCATCTTTCATGGTATGAATGAAGTCTTTCAACTCCTGAAGGTCTTCAGCGCAGTAATGGTATGGACGGGTGTTTATCTCACCACCAAACTGGCCGTGATGCGTAACTGCCGAACCATCCGAATTGTTCATCATGGTCAACTTGTTGTCCGTCCACTTGTAACCGGATGGAAGCGGGATGCGTTGTTTGTCACCATCGGCAAACTCCAACTCCATACCAAATGTACGATTGGATATATAATCAATCCAAGGTTTATCTATATTCATGTTCTGCATATCTCAACTTGACTAATGATTTATAATTGGGAACAAACGTAACCACATCACCAATGCAATAATCTGAGACATAGTCACACTCCATAATTGAGTATTCACTAGAACTATCTACAAACTTCAAATTGGTACAATCACTAATTTGACACTTATCTAAGTCTACCATTGAATAGCCACAATCCAAAATCAATTGATTACGTTCTGGGTAAATACCTATAACCCTTGTTTCGATTTCTATGCCATTAAGACCTTTTCTCACCTCATAATCACAATATGGGATTGTGCCAAACAGCATATATTCACCAATACGAACATCGCTTATGAATTCTGGGATCTTAGTTTCTTGTCCAAGCCAAAAGCTACCACCCAAACTAATAGATTCAATATTATCGCGTAGGCTTTTCCAAATACGGTACAATTCTTTTTCCGAGGGATGGTTTTCATTCAGACATCCAGAAGTAATCAAGCCATATATATGGGAGCTTGAAATCATTCTTATTTCATTGGCCAACTTACTTGCTTCATAACAACTTAAACCTTCTCTATTATCACAAGCATTAATCGGAATGTAGAAATTATGTATTCCTCGACATGCGATACCATTGATATTAAGATATTGCCAAACATCAGCAAATGATGTTACTACTGCACCTATATTATCTTTTGTCGCTTTCCCAATAGAATAACATACGCTATCTTTCAAATGTAACCCGAAAATCTTATTTCTTATTTTATCCGCTATATGCTCATGAATATCTTCATAGAAGTCCTTAAACATTAATGAAATGGGAACATTAACAAACGATTGCGCCTTTTCAATGTTCTCTATTATATTCTTGGTATAGATAATAACTTTCATAGCTCCCACTTTAAGATTAAACGTTCAATCCCTTTGTATTTGGTATCACGTTTGAACGAGAACCCGGCATTGGTAAAACTCTTGATACTTGCTTCATTTCTGGGTGAGGTCATGGCAAATACCTCTTGTGCACCGTTTGAAACCAATTTTGCAAGATTAGCATTGAGTAAAATGTACTGAAAGCTATTACCCCTATAATCTGAATGAACGAAACATTTATCTACGTAGGAAGTACCGTATTCAGTGAAATATGCAAGTGAATAAGCAACTAGCTTATCATTTATCAATAATCCGTAACTGCAACCAGATTGTAAGCACTTGACTATATCTTCCGGTTCCGAAGCGAAACACATATCAGGATCAGAGAGCAATTTTTGCTCCATTTCTTCTATGGTAGTAATGTCAGACATAGATAAAGATTTCACTTGCATCTTGTATTCTATGCTGCCTTTATGCGTCGGGAACAATGGTTCGTAACGGTCAATCCATGCTTTAGAAAGGAATGTGTCTATATCGACTTTAGGCAATAATGCTTTTCTATAATTGTCGAAAATGTCTAGTACAAATTCTTTATGCTTAGTTAGTTGCTCATTTTTCAACGGACATTTACCGCTACGGAAAACAAGACCTTTCTTCACTGACTTTACCCACAAAGGATAAGTTCTACACATGATAGGTTTGTAGCCATTATCACATGATTTACAGTCTTTAGCGATACATTTAATCTTTTTACCGCCAAAGTAATCATCATCTATAATCTGTAAATGGGAGATTTCTTTTTCATACCCGTCAAGTTCATGGGGGAGAATTACAATATGTCCGTCCGATCCGAACGAACAACACTTCCAACCGCAGCTGGAGTTTTCACATGCTCTTATTAGTCCTTTATCGTCCATATATTTAGGTTGTATATAACTTCATATACATTTTGTGTTAAATGCCTGCCGAGCGTATTCCCAACAGGCCTAAACACAAATCCATCATTTTTCAAGCTACTTGCAAGAACACTTATGCAATCTATTCGGCTTCTTTACAGTCGTGTCAGATGGCAATTTCCATCACCCCGTAAATTGCATAAGCTTTAATGTTCTTGCTTTTGCTTATCTCTACTATAAGGGTTGAGGGATAAGTAGGAGTCGAACCTACACAAGTATCGTCTGCTTTCTCGCTTTCGTCCGTAGATTGGTTATCCTACGATTCTTAAACTACTCAACCTGTTACTAACAGCACCGGTCTTGATGACATCCATTCTTATGTACACTTAGAATTTCCGTTCATTTAATCTTAGCGCCCTATGATCATTTTATCCCTACGTGGTGGTAGCAGGACTTGAACCTGCAATGATAGGTTTAGCGACTGAGCTGTTGTTAGCTTCCTCAGCGTCCTATTCAGTACTATCTACCGCAATGTATCGTTTACCATTCCGACATACCACCAAATTTGCGTGTCTTTCCACGCTGTCAGATTTGCAGCTACCGGCTAAATACATGGAGTTGAACCATATGCAATTTACCATAATCTCAATCACCGAGCCGACTTGAACGGCATTAGAGCGGAAACAGGGAATCGAACCCCACTCTTTGGCTGGAACACCAACGCTCTACCGATGAGCTATTTCCGCAAATGCTTGTCTATTCCAAGCTGTCAATGGTTTCCGTTTTCAATTGACGTGTGTATCCATAACCATAAAAAGCCTCACACATATCTTTAAAACAAACTAGCTTGTTCGTACTTAGGCTCTTTCTTCTCAACTACCCCAAACTCCGTTATTTTAATGCCAGTATTTTCAGTAAGCCATTTTGCCAAAATATGACGATGGCAAAAATCACCCGGTTTTTCGTAACAGCAGAGAGCGACATCTTTACCTTCACTTAACGATTCTATTTGTTCGATCACCTTATAAGCATCTTGATTTGCAAGAATCTCATCATAAAGTCTAAGATACTCATCATGAGAACATGCAGCACTTATCATATACCTTGTTGGAGCCACATTAACCATTTGTGGTACTCCACTAATAAATCTTGGCCTTCCAATAGCTACGCAAATAATTTTAACTCCTGCCTCTTTCAATTTTCGGTTATTACCGAAATAACTTGTGTAAATTTTCATTGCTCTTTTTTTATTTTTATGGTGTAAAGATACAAAATATGACATAAAAAGCGTCACTTTTAGTCATAAAATTACCTAATTTGATGATTTTATTGTCTCAACTTTGTAACATTTCATCATGTGATCTGTTTCTCGTCCCATGTTAAAGATATTACCGAGATAGTATCTATGGGCTTCTTGTTCTGATAAGTTGATAGGGGTAACGAACCAGTCTTTATTGCCTTGTTCGTCTTTTAAATACACTTTTACTGTTGTTCTCATTGCTCTATATTTTATCCATTATATGATGCTGTTATTTTTTCAGCATGAATTTCTTTTCTCAAATCACCGTTTTTGTAAATTCTTACAGATACGATTCTAACGGTGTCGGACAGGAAACGTCCGCAGTCCCTTGTTACCTTTTGTTCAAACTTAAACGCCTTTGCTAGATTTTTGGTACGCTTTCTTATGGTGCTCTTGAATCCAAAAACAAAATCTTCGGTATCAATTTCGAACTGGTAGGTATTAGAGTGTAATGCCTGGTTAAGTTCGGATGTAATTTGTTTTATATTGCTCATATTATGCTGATTTAAGTGATTCAAGAACTCTCATGTTTTCACTATCCTTACTTACAATGAAACGATAAACCCAACCTCCTTGCGACAATTCATTTTTAAATTTTAAGCCCAAAGAATGAAGTTTATTAGAAACCATTTCAATGTCCTTACTTCGATTGAACAAAGAAGCAACTCCTATACCATAAGATGCAGGATATATGCTAATACTATTTTTATCTGCTATCTTTTGAAGATATTCGTACAAACTTTTATATCTATTCTCTTTACTGATTTTATCAAGCACCCATTCAACAGTGACTTCTTTTTCCTTTGGAGTTTTAAACGACTTGCAGAACCAGTCATCCGAGTGACTTTTTGTTCCTATACCTATGTGGGTAGCACTCTTATAATCGTTCATATCGACAAAACCGTATCTATCATCTGCCCAAACATTGTAACCAAGTTCATTTAATTTGCTAATTGTTTCTTGTGTAATCTTCATTGCTCTTATTGATTAATTTGTTATTTTTGATATGTAAAGATACAAATAATATATTGATTACCAATAAGTTAAATCATAAATATGCATGACTTAAACTTTGTTTAACTATTTCATTTTCAAGTACTTCGATGTAATAATAGACTTACTTTTTTCTATCGCTTTATCGGTATCAATTCCGAGTTGATGATAGAACGAGGAATTTCCGGAAAGACTTTCATTTGCAATTTGCAGTGTTCTGCGTTCTTCTTTGGTGAATCCGATGCGGAAAGTGCAGAAGATCGCCAATGCTTCTTTCAGGCGACCAGAGCGGAACTGGGATATGGCTTTACTTGTTTTCGTTTGCATTGCTGTTTTTAGTAATATCATTGTACCCCATTCAATAGTTTTCATCTACTTTCTTTTCGACACGTTTGACAAACCTACCTATCATCTCTTCCAACTCATATCGCAAATCATCCTTATCTAGATACGAACAGAAGGTCTTAGCATTATCCAATGATTGCAGAATATTACTTACCGCATACTCTTGTTTGTCAGTAAGGCTTAATAATGATATGTTCATACTTGTTCTCCCCATAACTTTTTAGCCAGTTCGTATTTCTTTTGCAGTTCGTTCACCTCTTTCTTGGCATAAGTGAGAGTATACGCATGTTCACGTGGGTATTTGCCGGATTTTACACCTTCATGGTATTCTTTCGCTTGTTCCAACTTGTGTTCGTAGAAGTCAATGCTTTCCGGCATAGACAAATTGATCGTGTTGGCACGTTTCTCCCAATATTGGGCCACTCTTTTATGTTCATTTGCCTTATCACTGAACTCAACGCTTTTTCCCATGTTGTTCCAAGCATCCTCAATCGCTTTTCGGTGCCGTTTCTCACTATGATGTCCGATTTTGATTGGCTCTCCAAGAGAAAGAAAATCTTTGTCTTTGTTCGAGCGATTGAAATACTCATTACTTTTTTGTACTGCCGATGACGCCCATTCATGCCTGCGTTCCGCTCTTTGCTTCGCCCATTCCTGAACATTGAATCCGTCAGCTCTTACGATAGAGTAATAGTAAAAACCGTCTTTCTCGAAAATCAGATTGAAAACTATGCTTTCGTTTTCTTTGCCATACTTGGTGGTAACTAGAATTACTTCACCTCTCTCGTGCTTTTCTTCGCACCTTGCCAAAAATACGTTTGGCGCAAACTTGTAATATGTGTTCATTGCTCTTATATATTAAATCGTTATGCTATTTCGAATTTGCAGTTAGGATTATATGTTTCTAGTCTTTTGAGAATGTCTTCTGCACTCTTTTCTAAACCGATAAAAGTGTAGAATGTAGGTTGGGCGTATCTTTCGCCATTCTTCTTGATTGAATAAATAAATGCTCCTTTAGATAAACCTTTCGAATTTGTGTACTTTGTTGCTTTCATTGCTCTTGTCTTTTAATTGTTAGTAATATTGGTTTCTTTTAGTATTGTAAAGATACTCATTTTCAATGAGTTAGCCAAATATTTACACAATTATTTCAAGCATAAAACACTCATAATCAGAGATTTAACTTTTGCTTACAATACAACCAACACACACCAAAACAATAGTAGCCTATGCGTTTAACCCTTATTTTTCATCCATTTCTTTGCGCATCTCTGCAATCTATTTAGTATATCCGTTTCCGTTGCGTCAATCTTCTTGTATTTCTCCGGGATGCATGTATTCTTATTTCTAATTATCCTTTCAGTTTCTCTCGTGATTTTTTACATTTTTCAGACCATTCGTCAAGTAAAAGTTTGGAAAACTTGTACATTAACACAATTATAAGTACTATTAGTATAAATCCAAATACAATTCTAGCTAACAAGAACTGTTCAACAGACCAACGTATAGCAAAAATCGCAGGTAAAAATAGCGTAGCTATAACACCCGCTATGATCTTATTCTTCATTTCATATCTCCTTCCGACTATTTATTCTGTTCACTTTGATTTTTTTTCTTTCTCAAATATTGCCAAGCAGCAATTATTAACCAAAATAGATTTAATGCTGTTACAATTACGAGAATACCTGTCAACCATGATATGTTCAAGTGATAAGATATCAGGCAACATATAAATGACAACCAAAACGTTATCTCTTCAAATTGATAGTCTTTCATATTATTCCTCCTTGATTAATTCCGGGTGATCGTACATGTTGCCTATTACTCGAATTTCCCGCTTTGATGAATTCCACCAACCGGGAGATACTTGATGCCAATAACCTGTGTCCATTTTTTCGTCTAGATCTTCTATATTGGCTAAACAAAAACAAGCATAGTCATCTATATACTTGACTAGCTTAGGATATTTATCATTAACAACAATCATATCACCCTCATAGATTTCTTTTCTGTTCTTGTCCAATAATCCGGTGAACTGACCTACGGTCTTTTCATCACACATAACTCCCGATAGTTGAAAGAAATGTGTATCACCTCTAAAATTGTAATCTCTTTCAACATAAAGTTCATTTCCTTGGTCTATGATGCAATAATCATCGGCTTGGATCAACCCGCCATAAGCCCATTTGTTATTGTCTATTCGTTTTGCACGGAATTTTATTGTACGATCCATTTTATTCCTCCTTAATTAAATCTGGGTTATCGTAGATATTTCCAATCACGATAGTATCATTCATTTTTGTAAGATCAGATTGCCCGAAATAGAATAAATTTCGACCATTAGAAAGTTGAAAACTACAATTACGATATAGGATAATAGCTGTATATTCTTCTGGATTAAAACCAAATGTTATAGTGTGAAGAATATCCCATTCGTAAATTTCCTTTCCGTTCTTGTCGAATAAACCCGTAAACTGACCTACGGTATCTTCTTTAACTCCAATACCATTGATTTGTACCGGAGAAATTGTTTTGGGACTATTAATTCTATGAACTAAATCACCATAAATCCATTCGTCATTTAAGACTGATTTTCCTCTGAATTTTATTTCACGTTCCATAAATGTTTCAATTTAAAACCTGCCATTTCTATCTACCATTCTCCTTTCAACATCAGTGGCTTGTCTTTTGGGGAATTTCCCGTGCCACTTCCCCGGTATCATGAGCGGATTCTCCCCCTTGCTGTCAAATACCAATTTTCCACACTCCGAACACAACGGCTTTCCTTCAAATTCCTTTATGCTTGCATCATACTCTATGGGGAAAAGTTTATGTACAACAGCCCAATAATCGGATGTGGCTGTATTCTCAATACAACCACATTTGCTACAAATAAACAGTGCCATAATCAATACAAATTAAGTTCTTTAACTATTGTCATTTCCCTTTCTTTAATTCTTCGCAATGCAACTTATAAGCATAGGCAAACATCTTCAAAGTAATAGGTTCAAAGTGAAAGTCTGCCTGCTTGCCCTCTACCACAACAGAGACACACAAATCTCCATCACAAAAATCAATATATGCCACAGCATCATCATTTCCCTTGATAGAAATGGTCTGTGTCTGTACGCTATCCATGATTCACCTCCTTCTCTTTAAAGTGTTCTATTAGCTCTTTTACGGTAGCCTTGTGACAATAAAGTGATTCTATCTGAGTTCCAACATGCCTTCCTCCGTTACGATCTGTAGATTGAAACCAAGTACCTTTAGGAATATAAACATATATTTCTACATCCATTATAAACCATTGATACTTGTCTGTATCATCCCTGAGTGAAGCGATAGACAAGAAAAGCTCCTCGTTATCTCCGCAATCAATTCTTCCAGCACAATTCCATGTGTGATGAGGATTTGTATCATCAAACGCCCCTTTAATAATAATATGATAATTGCAGTTAGCTGGTGATGTAGCAATACAAAACCTTTCATCTTCAAATACATCAGTAGGATGGTTGTATCCTAATTCTTCCAGCTTCTTCCGAAGCTCCGGTGTATTGCGTCTGATAAACGCTGCTGTTGTAAATCCCATAATTTGCTATTTAATCAATCCATATAACGTTAAGAATCGCCACAAGAACGGACAATCCGATTGTTCCTAATGTAAAAGCACCAAATCTGCCTACGTACTTTTTTAACTTTTGGTTATTCTTAGATTCTTTATCCCATTGTAATGCAATTGTTAGTCCTAATTGTACAAATATCATTGTTATTGCTATTGAAAATAACACTTTTAATAAGTAATCCATAGTTATTCCTCCCATTCTTCGTCTTCGTATTGCATACAATATCCTAATAAGTTCAACTCTGGATCGTCCAATAAACATTCTTCTTGGTGTACACAATTCATGCAACACCATTCGTCTGATAATATACTCATTGTTATTCGTTTTAACTACTCTGTTTTACGATTTTCTCTTAATTTTTCTTCAAACTCCGCAATGATGCAATCAGCATCACCGCCATGTACCCAGTTTTCTAAAATAGAGGAAAGAACCTCAATTGATTGCTTTGCATGCCATTCAGCACCGGCTTTAAAAATAGGAACAGCATATTTTTGAATTACTCCACTGGATATTATATAGTGTTCGGGATCTTTATGAATACTATAGTCATCATGAAGCTCTAGTATAATTTTCTCACGTTCACTTCTTGCTGCTTCTTCTAATGTCTGTTTCATATTACTCTGTTTTACGGTTTTCTCTTAATTTTTCTTCACTGACGGTAGTATTAGAAATTATATTTGTATTATTGGGTTTGCAATACAAACACATTTGGGTAAAAGGTGAATATACCCTCCCACACTTCGGACAAATCCAACCTTGCTGCCCGAACACTCCGTTATACGGATTGATTACGCTTGATTCTTGTTTCATATTATGGTTTATTAGATTAGTATTTCTTCCCGTGCATTTTTTCACGGAGTTCGTTATACTTCATTTTCTGCTCGATATGCCAGAGCAAATCTATGTTCAGATGCTTGGCAAGTCCGAAAATCTTAATGAATGAATATACTATATCTCTGTCAATAAGACTTTTGGTGATATTGAAAATGGATTCTGTAATTGTCTTATCTATGAATATACTTGAATATTCTTCAAGCACTTCATCGTCCAAACAGTCATTCTCCAACTCAATCTTACGCAGTCCGCACAAGTCAAGCAAGCGGATAACAGCATCGGCCAATTCTTCCTCCACACTTCCTTTGATATGAGACTCAAATGCGGTTAGAAACCATTTGTTATATTCGTACAATGAGGCACCTATAGGAATTTCCCGTATGATTTCATCATATTCTTTCCTATTGCTATGGCGATTACCCCTATCCGCTTCCACAGCCTCCATTAGCTCCGATATTACTAGGCAAAGACAATGTTCATTGCTCAACTCCTGATCGTGAAATCCGTGCTCACAAGCGTTTTTGTAGGCCATATCACGGAGGGTATTCAAATCTATTTTGCTCATCATATTTATCTTGAATTATTGAAATAGCGATTGCTGGATACGTGATAACACAAATTTATTCGCATCAGCAAAGAACTTTTTTTTAATCTCAAATCCGTATGCCCTGCGTCCCAACTGGGCAGCAGCTAATAAGGTAGAACCGCTTCCGGCGCATGGATCAATAACGACATCACCTTTGTCGGTGAATATCTCTATCAGTCTACGAAGCAAAGGAACCGGTTTTTGCGTGCTATGAACCTTCGGAGTTTCATTGTCCACCACCCAATCAAAGCAATTGAAGATCATCCGACCATCGTTGTTAAACTTTGGAAGTTTATCGCGGTAAAGCAACAATCCATATTCACAATTGCCGACTATCTTCATATTGGCTTTCAAAACTTGCGCTGAAAAGTTCTTTCTAAATACAAGATTGATGTAATTATTCAGACCATATCTTTTACCCAGTTCAATATACCGGAACTGGTCTTCAAATTCACAGAAGATTATCATACAAGGAGCCTTACCTTTATCCTTTGGCTCTTTTACAAGCATCTGGCTACAAAAGTGCATAAACTCTGCCGGGCGAAAATCTTTATCGGTATCAAAGAATTGTTTGCCGGCCTTATCACTTTCCCCGTTCTTGTTATCTCCGTCCACATACCATGAAGGGTTAGAAGCATAAGCACTATTGCCTAAATTATAAGGGACATCGGCTATAATTAACTGGGCTTTTGGGATTCCATAAGAACGGAAATTTTGAAAATGGTCATTGAATAACTTAGGTTTTATATTTTTATCCATTTTAATCCTCCTGATGTTTTACTCCTGCCATTTAATACTTGAGATATAGCCCCTTTACATAAACCTTTTGATTTTTCTGCTAATCTTACAGATTCAAAAACCTCGCCTGTGTTAACACATTTTACCATTGTATAAGAATGTCTCTTTTGATGTAATTCCCTATATGCATGTTTTAAATTATCACTTCGGCTACACCACTCTAAATTATCAACATGGTTATTGCATTTATTACCATCTTTATGATTAACTTGTTCAAGGTTTAAAGGGTTATTTATAAAGGTTTTTGCAACAAGTCTATGAACTGTGAAAGCCTTAGTTTTATTCCCTATTCTTAGCCAAACGATACAATATCCATTATTTTGAATACCGTATTTAATAATTCTTCCTTTATGTATACATGTATGTCCATTTTTACAATATCTTTTTCTATCAACAGATTTTATTCTACCAAAAGAAGATGCTTGGTATGAATAGTCTGTTTCAGGAATAATTTTCCAAACTTCTTGGAAATGGTCATTATATAGTTCTATTTCTTTCATTTCTATTCTTGTTTTGAAGGTTATTTAGAGTACTGTTGGCTCTTTTCACAAGTTCTAGTTCCAAACGCACCTATCGGGCAGTCGTCGCAATAGCAGGTAAATCCTCTACCGCTAATTCCTTTACCACAAGGATAACCCGTAAGTTCCAATACTTTCTCATTTAGAAGCCGTACTTTCTCTTTGACTTCATTCACCTTATTGGCAGGTGTTAAAGTTCTATATTCTTGTTCTGTCAATATATATTGCATAATTTATTCCTTTCTTTCTTGTTTTACGCAAATCCTTGATAATCATTCAAGAACTTGCAAGGTTTAA